CATCACCTATCAGGCGCTGCCGCACCTGATCCCATCCTGATATTCTGCTGTTGTCTGCACGGCGAAACTTCACACCCATCTTCGACAAGCGCTCACCAATGGATGGGCCGCCATCAAATTTCCAGATAGATGGATCGCCTACACTAAAATCTATGCGCTCACCGCGCTCTCTGGCTCTAATGCCAGCACCAACTTCCTCTGCCGTCATTCGTAGGCCCACGTTTGGCCTGCCGCTTGAGCCATACCATTCGCGGTATCTAATTAACGCGCCGTCTGGATAATCATCATGGTCTTGGACTACTGCCCACCAGCCCACAGAGAATGGTGACGCGCTGCCCCAATCAAATGATCTAAACTTTGTCCAGTTAATAGGTATTTCAAACGGCCTGATAACGTGCAGATCACGCTTCCAGACATCGCCAAAGAAACTGCCAACGACTAAATCCCAATCGCCTTCACGCAAGGCACGGCCAAGTTCTTCTGGCAGGGCGCTAAAGCTAGAAGCATATGACGGATCAATATATTTATTATCTGTCATTTTGGCCGGGATATACATGGTCAGCCAGCCCTTGTCGGCTGCATTATTCGGATCGCGCATCGTATGATCGTAAAAGTAGCTCTCAGCCGGGGCTGGATCAATGTAGAGCGCTTTTAAAAAGTTATGGCTTTGACCGCCCGGATTGGCAGTCATTACCAAGCGCGGCAGAAACTCTTTCTGCGTTGGCTCAAAATTACCTAGACGCATACGGCTTTTAATGTAGCCCAACTGATACGGTGTGAACTGTCCTGCCTCATCAACCAGCGCAATATGTACCTCTTGCCCCTGAATACGGTCACAATCGCTATCACGCTCTAAATACTGAAACTGTATTGTCGAGCCGTTATAAAACTCGTATCGCTTTTTTGTCTCGTTAAAGCTGCCCAGCTCTAAAGGCATTTCCTTTTTCATCGGCTGTATATGGTTGCCGTCAAGCTCTGGCAAGCTGCGGCGAAAGATAAACGCCTGCAAGCCTGGGTTCTCCAAGCAAAAGCCTATGATATCCCAGCGGCCACTATGCGACTTGCCGCCGCCAGCAGCGCCGCCAAACAATATCTGCTTTGCCTTGCACTTATGCAGCAACGCCTGCTTTGGCTGTGGCTGGTAATCCAGCTTAATTATTTTCTGGGCCATTAGATCGCTACTGGCTGCGGCACAAAAAGGTCTGGCTGTTTGTAGGCATCCGAAATGCGCTCACAAGCAACATCAAAATATCTGGCATCTTTTTCTATGCCGATAAACTTGCGGCCCATTTCAGCGCACGCAACGCCTGTTGTTCCACTGCCCATAAATGGGTCACAGATAAAATCACCGCTGTTTGTAAAATCTGCAAGCAATTCTTTCATAAGACGTATAGGCTTTTCAGTTGGATGCAAACCGTGTCGCCTTTTAGAATTTGTTAAATGGGTGTAAACACCGCGCTTGCCCCCAGCGTTCCACCTTGATTTGCCAGAACCGCACCAAGACGCAATGACGTTTTCATAGCCCATTGCTGGGCCTTGACCATTTAGCTGGGGCGTGGAATCAGGCTTGACCCATATACAAGCACGTTTGTATTTAGCAGTGGTTTCATTTATAGCATCAGCCCAACGGCCTACACCTTCTGGCGCACAAAAAATTAATGACCAACCGCCACAAACACTAGCAACCAAGTTGGCAACCTCATCTCGTATGCCATCAATGCAGTCAAAATCCAAAACACTCAGGTCAGGCCCGCCGTCTGTGCGTATTCTTCGCGCGGCAGAAGCTTTGGCCTTGTGCATGATTGCCTCATAAGGCGGATCAGTCACAACAGCATCAACACCATCTAATGTTGGCAAAACATCCATGCAATCGGCTAAATAAAGCGTGCAATCGCCTATGCGCTCAATCTTCATCTGCACCCTCATCAACGCGCTTGCTATGGATTACACGCCCTTCAGCGCCGTGATGCCCTTGCATGGGCCTACAATCCCAACCACTAGGCACAGGCTCCTCAGCTAGCGCGTAACGCACGATGTAACGCTGCTCTGCCATGCAACCTGATGTCCTGATATTTTGCAGATGGCTGGCCAGTTTTTCGACCAATTTAATCCCGCCTAAGTCGCGATACCAACGAGAACCACCAGCAACCTGAAAAGCTGATATTTTGTAGATGGGTGCGTGCTTGCATATCGCCTTCGTCGTCGCCGCGAGCCAGCCTGTGGGGTATGACCTGGGGCGGGTCTGAATCGAGTGCCGCCCCTCAAAGGCGGTAACACGCAGCGCCACAAGTTAGGCTAGGCAATGATCAGCGCTACCTCTGCCCTTGCTTGTTGTAGCTTTGTTGTAGATTCACCCTGCCGGTGTTACGTCAACGACCTCTGGCTCACCATCACGCATTATGTTGATCTGCACGGCTAAACCGCCACCTTTACCAGCATCAGAGCCAAACGTGGCCTTCTGAGTGCGTTCCAAGTACCAGCTATCGGCTCGCCAATCCTTTTCACCGGCTTTTCCTATGCGCTGCACCCTGAGAGCGACCGCTGCGCTCTCTGCTGCGCGTACCTCTGCACTAAACTCACTATCCTCTTGAATCCACCTTGTCAGCGTATTCTCATGCACTCCGACGGCCTGTGCTGCGTGTACTTTAGGAACGCCATCCTTGAGCAATGCTAATACTGCTGCTCTCTTATCTTCTCTGGCTATCACCACTGCACTTGGTTGCGCTACTGCAACCGCAACTGGTTGCGCGGTTGCGATTGGTTGCGCTTTCTGGTTGCGCTTGAATAACTCGCGCTTTACAGCCATTGCTCTTGGCTTGTTAGCGATCCACTCTTCTTTATTGCAACGCTTCTGTATTGCCTGCCTGGATACCTCATAGTCCTTGGCTACGCTTGTGTAGCCCTCACCAGCAAGCACGCGCTCTTTGATCTCATCCCAATCCACAAGGGATGGCTGAAACTTTCTCATTGATATGTCCCGATTGGTTGCGCTGGTTGCTCTTTGGTTGCGCTTGGTTGCTTTGCTGCAACCATATGTTGCGCTATTATAGTGCAACCATAACAAATTTCGTGCAGTTCGCAACATTTATTTGATTATCTACGTTTCTATACTTGACGTTATCCGTCAATGATATTATATAAGACTTATAGCAAGGGCGATTATGTCCACAAATATGGGAGCTATACGATGAACAAAACAGACACGCAAACCGAGCTTTTCCAACAGTGCAAAGCAATAGCGAACCAAATCCAAACAGGTGAGTATAATCGAAGCGAAGGCGATGAGCCTTGCAACGCTTATGATTACCTTGAATCAATTTTAGACATTGAATACACTGTAAACGGTAAAGCTGAATATTTAGGCGCAAGAGTGCTGGTTGCTTTTGGTGGCCCGAATATCTGGATCAACACAAAGACGCAGACCGTCGAAGGCTATTGGTGGAATGATCGCGCTGAGGCGTATTATGATCAAGACAATTTAGGCCTGGATGATTGCTTAAACGAATTATGGGGGTGTAGATAATGTCAAACATTGTTGAGATTAACAAAGAAGAATCAACCGCTGATTATGATAAGCATGAACTGTATCAAGCTTTGAGCTTTCTTTCGAGCGTGTCAGGTGATTACACATCAAGCTCACCAAAACAAAAAGCTTATCCCTTGGATAAATCACGCGATGAAATGATGCCCCTAAATTTCTTATGGGCGCATGATGGGCCAGTAATAGAAGGCCAGCCCTATTGGTGGCTCACCCTGACTGATGGACTTGATGGCGTTATTACAGTGCAAATAATAGAACAATTTGCGCCACCTACAAAAATGTACACTATTTTAGGCTGGTGCGCTTATCACAACGTCACTTGTGAAATGGACACAAATTTCTATGAGGGAGAACAGTAATGGAAAAGCGTTATTTTACTTTGTGGTGGAACGAAGGCGAGCGTCAAACGATTGCCGGTTTAGATGAGTTGAGCAAAGCGGCTAAAAAATATGATTTTGAGGCCGCTGCTGTTATTAATACTGGTTCTCTCGATTTTGATGATGATGATGGAAACGGAGCTTATGGTGGCGTTTTTGAGATTGATCCAGACACCTACAAGCCGTTACATGGCTAAACAAAGGGGCGCAAGCCCCTTTTTTTGGGCAATTATGCCCACTTTTTAGAAAGGTAAAACAATGAGCAAGACGGCACCTAAAAATAATTACGAAGCGTACAAACTAGGTTTAGAGTTAGCTATAACAGCACCTACTGATAAGAAAGCAGAAGAAGCAATTGCATTAACTGTTGGTTTAGAAAAAACTTTAACTGAACTTCAAATTGCTAGAGCAAAAAAAGAGTGCCTTGCTGAGTTGCAAGAAAAGGAGCAAAGCACATGAAGATCATGCAATCAAAATGGAATGGGCTAGGCAACGTACAGATTCAAGACCATGGGTCGGCTTATGTCGTTTCGTATCCAGCTGCAAATCAACAGCAAAACGGCAGTAATTTTGAAAAGGTTTTTAATAAAAGCATAGGTTCAAATGCTTGGAATCAAGCGCGGCGATTTGCTGCTGAAAAACGCAAAGGCCTTTAGCAACTTAAATATCTGCAACAAGGACAAGGAGCAACTTTGACGAGATGAACGCTAAACAATTCGCGACAGCGCGGCGCAAGCTGGGCTTGTCGCAAGCTGATGTTGCCTTGATGTTTAAGGTTGCATCTGATCGGACTGTGCGCCGCTGGGAAATGGACGAGCGCGATATCCCTGGCCCTGTCATCGTTTTGATGCGCTGGCTATGTGATGGTGTGCGGCCATCAAAAGATAGCGAGAAATGAAAAATATGGGAAAGCTAAAATCAAAAACCGAAAAAAAATTTGGGATTTTTGGCTTTTTCTTAATAAATATATTTAAAGCCTGTAATGCAACCGCACTAACGCATCCATATAATGGCGCTTAACTACCCGGCCATCGCTGCCCATCCGCAACATTCTTGCCAGCTTTGTCCAAGGCGCACCTCTTGCCTTGAAAGCAGATGCGTGCGCTACCGCCCAGACTAATCGGCGATCATCTTCTGGCATCTGCACTGTAAGACCAAGCGCTATGTCATACCTATCTATCTGTTTGCTTGTAGGCCTAATCACTGTCTCGCCCAACTGTGTCCAGCCGTACCCATGCCAATCATTGATTACATCAGGCCAAGCGGCCATCTTTTGCTTGCGAATAGCTGGTGGCAACCGCCTGTCTGTTTCTGCTGCATCTAAAAATAAACTGTGAAGCTGGTTAACATCCATCAAATAACACCTCCATCTTTTCTATGAAGGCACGCTGTTGAAACAGGTTACTGCCCCAGAACTCCTGCCTTGCTGCTTTGAAGCGCTCGATTGACCATTCGGAGCGCAATCTATTCCATACTTTTTCTTGCCTTGCGCCCCACTGATCACGCTGCCGATTGGCCGCGACACACCTATAACGGTGATTTGTG